CCCAAATCCCGATGGAAATCGTTGCAACGTTCCACCACGTTGTCCAACGGACCGAACTGTTGTATCAAATAGCCGCGGGTGGTGATGACAAGATTGTCATCACCGGCCACCATCAGAAAATATCGGTGCCCCAATCCCGGGCGCATCTTTTTCAAATGAGCTGCTGTGATTTTGAAAGTTTTACCTGGGACATATTCACACATCCGTGAGCCCGCTCCAGTTTCTATCACCGATACCGAACCAATTTCATTGATCTTTCCATTCGCTTGGGATGTTTCCGCTTTCCCGGTACACAACCGGGGGTCAGTTTTCACCTTGAAACCTTGACGTGAGGTAGCGTCCACTTTGCTTGGGTTGAGATAGTAATTTTTAACCGAGGGAGGGGTGATAACCGTGTTGGCAAAACAATATTTGCCAAACGTCTCAAGTTGTGGTTTTTGCATGTGTGCATCGTTACATGTTTGATCACAACCGATAAATATCAATTCTTCACTATCAAAATCTGGATGTTCAGAATGTAGAAGAATCCCTATGGCATCATGAGTCCATAACGCCATCAGTTCTACACTCAGTCCACTCGGCATGACAGCCGGTAGGACGTTCCCATCTGGATACATCTGTGAAGACACCTTCCTCAAGACCGACATCACGGGAGCTGTCGCTGCCAATAATGTGTCTGTAGACACCATAATGGTTCGCGGCGCTTTCGCTTCGAGAGACAAGCCTCCATCTTGATCCACCACCACGGGGGAGGCTTTCTCCTCCTTCAAGAATATGGTTTGTCTAGTCTCTTTCCTCCCGATCTTGTATCCACCAGACTTCCACTCGTCAAAGGCGGCTGCGAATTCATCAATTCGACGTTGGGGATATGGTCTTTCCTTGGCCCATGCAATCACCGAGTTACGACTGACGGTGATGCGTCGAGGCATGGCTTTACTAAATCTCTTGGAATGATCTGTCAACTTGTAGATCGACAGAGCTGTGTCCCAAGCATTGGGCAGAGCAATTGGTGTTTCTCGTGTGAGACGGTTCGTGATGGCTGACTCCGTGTTAGCAGGGGTATTTTCGTAGTAAGTGGGTGCCACTTGTACTGCGATTCCTTGCAATTCCATCTTCTTAGTCTCACACTCTTTGGTTGTTTGAATCACTGCTTGTTGGAGAGATGCTCCCGGCGCCAGCGGCGCGGGGGGTTTAACTCCGAAAGGCCCTGCTATTCCCCCACGCCTCGGAGCGTAGGGGAAATGAATCGGGTCATACGGAGTCAAGGGCATCTCACCTGGTAAGGACGCTTCCCATTGTAGTTGGGAGCTTTGGTGATGGGCAACCGGTTTGAAATACCAATTATACAGCGTGTAGGCGGAATAGGACATACTAGCAGCACTGGCCACCGCGGTTATCAGGGGTACTGATAACACACCTACTGGGGTGGCTATTGCAACTGCACTTACAGTATGCATGGTAGCATGAGCACCACTTAGTGCCGTCATTTTGTAATGAAGGGCAGTAGCGGCCACATGAACCACAGGTGATGGATCTGGAGTGACCCATTCTGGGGGCCACATCCAC